CCTTGAGGCTCACGGCGGATCGTACTTCGGCAACGCCTGCCGGCTGTCGGGGCTGATGGAAAGCGACAACCCGATCACGGTTGAAACTGCCGAGCGGCTGCGTGAGCAGTTTGAGAGAATTCACAGGGGCGCTGACCGGGCTCATAGAACGGCCGTGCTGCCGCAGGGCGTGCATTGGAAGGACGTGCAGGCGTCCAACGAGGCGAGCCAGTTCCTTGAGACGCGGGCCTATCAGACGGTTGAGATTTGCCGTGCGTACCGGGTAGACCCGTCGTATGTGCAAGACAAAACCAAGGTTGGCTACGCAAGCCAGGAGCAGGCCGCCATCGACTTGGTGCAGCAGACGCTGTTGCCGTGGTTCCGCCGTTGGGAATCCGCCATCACACGCGACTTGGTGACGCAGGACGAGGTGTACTTCGCTGAGTTCGATACCCGTGGCCTGCTGCGTGGCGACTTGGCCGCCCAAGGTGCATGGCTGCAGACAATGCTCACGACCGGCATCTACAGCGTCAACGAGTGCCGCGAGGTTCTGAACATGAACCCGATTGGCCCAGAAGGCGATCAGCGGTACATGCAGATGAACTTGACCACAATGCAGGGCATCGCGGCCGATGCCAGCGTTGGTAATGCTGGCGAGTCTGCCCCGGCCGACAACCTGCCCCAGTCGTACACGGACGATCTGTTGAACGGCACGACGCCGGCAGAGGAGGCCGTCAAGCCCGCTGGCCCGATGCCACGCTCTCGCAAACCACGCAAAAAGAAGTGAGCCACATGGACAACATTGAACGCCGCTGCGTTGCCCTGCCGCTGACGATGGAAACCCGAGAAGCCGGCAAGGCGTATATCGGTGGCTATGCGGCCAAGTACAACGTCCGCAGCACGATGCTGGGCACGTTCCGCGAGCAGATCATGCCGGGGGCGTTTACCCGCGCTCTCAAAGAGCAGTCGCACCCGGTCGTGGCCCTGTGGAATCATGACCCCAACTACGTGCTGGGCTCAACACGCAGCGGCACGTTGACGGTGGACACCGATGACGAGGGCATGCGGTACAGCGTCGAGGTGCCAGACACGCAGTTGGGCCGGGATCTTTCCACGCTGATCGCTCGAGGTGACGTGTGGGGAAGTTCATTCGCATTCGTCATTGGCGAGGAGTCGTGGGACAAGGACGAAGATGGCACGGCCCTGCGTAGCGTGATTTCCGTGGAGGGCGTCTATGACGTTAGCCCAGTCCTGACGCCAGCGTATGAGCAGGCCACTACGGGCGTGGCGGTTCGCAGCTATGAGCGGTTTCTACAATCGCACCGACCGGCGCTGAAGCTGCCGGAACTTCGACGGGATGCGAAGTCTGAGAAGGCGATTCGTAGGTTTTTGAGGCAGCATGGCCACAAAGTCGGGTGATGTTTGCGGCCACTGCCGCTCTGCACGTCTTGGCGTGTATGCGTCTGTGGAAAAGGCGAACGTCTGCACGCGATATCTGCGGTGCCCGAACTGCCGGCACACTGCGAAGCAGTGCGTGAAGTCGTGCGAGATTCGCCGGCGCTCGTTACCTAACTAGGTAACTACTCGCAGCACGCATTCTGCAAGGAGTGCCAGCCAAGGCTCTACCGTGCGAATAGGTCACCACCTACCGCACACAGGAGCCACACACATGGCCGCCAGCAAGGTCAAAGAACTTCTCGACGAACTCGCCGCCACTCTCGCTGAGCTCGGCATGCTCGATGAAGAGGTTGCTGCTGACGAGGCTGTAGAGAACGCCGATGGCATGCCCGTTGAGGGCGAGCGATCCGCCGTCGAGGCCGTCGAGGCCCGCCAGGCCAAGTACGACGCACTGCTGGCCAAGGCTGAGCGGATCAAGGCCGCCATTGCCAAGAGCGAGGCCGCTGAGGCCCGCAAGGCTGAACTGCTCAAGGTTCTGCACCGCGCTGCACCCGTGGAGACAACCGACGTGAAGACCCGCATCGAGCCCATTTCGACCCGTGGCTACAAGCCCGGCATCTTTGAGTCGCCCGAAATGGCCCACCGCTGCGGCCAGTGGCTGAAGGCTCACTTCGGTGACCGGAACGCCCGGCAGTGGTGCTCGGACCACCTCGGCGCTGAGTACCGCGACATGGGCGGCCAGGTGAACAGCCTCGGCGGTGCCCTCGTGTTTGAGGATTTCAGCAATACGATCGTGAGGTTGGTTGAGCGCTTCGGCGTGGCAATGAATGTTTTCCAGAACGTCACCATGTCGAGCGATACCCTTCTCGTCCCGCGCAGATTGACGGGCGTGACCTCGTATTGGTTGGGAGAAAATAGCACCATCACGACGAGCGACCCGACCGCGACGATGGTGCAGCTGGTTGCCAAGAAGCTGGCGTGTGCCACGAAGGTGAGCAACGAGCTCCTAGCCGACAACGCGATTTCGGTTGCGTCGTGGCTTGCCCAGGAATACGCCACCTCGCTGTCGGGTGCGATTGACGATGCCGCGTTCAACGGCACCGGCACCAGCACCTACGGCGGCATCCGTGGCCTCGTGCAGATTGATGACGGCACGCACACCGCGTCGATTGCAACGGCAGCCACCGGCAACACGTCGATTGCGGCCCTGGACATTGACGACTACCTCGGTGCTCTGGCGAAGCTTCCCCGCTACGCCATCGGCACCTCGGCGTGGTACATGCACCCCAGCGTGTATCACAACAGCGTGCAGCGGATGATGCTGTCGAGCGGCACGGCTGGCAGCGGCACCATCGGTGCCCTGTCGGGCGGCAACACGGCTGCGAACCTCGCCCAGGGCACGCCCAACACGTTCCTTGGCCTGCCTGTGGTCTGGGTGCTCAAGATGACGGCTGCCCCCACCACTGGAACCATCGCTGCCTACGTTGGCGACCTGTCGCTGGCTGGAATCATGGCGGTCAAGTCCGACATGCAGATTGCGTCCAGCGACCAGCGCTACTTCGAACAGGATGCTACCGCATTCAGGGCTGTTCAAAGGCTCGATATCGTATGCCACTCGCTCGGCTCAACCACCGAAGCTGGCCCGGTCGTGGCTCTTAAGCTTGCCTGAACCTGACTCACCCTTCCCAGGAGAACTTTGAACCATGAACCATGCCAGCGGCAATAAGAGCGTGACGAAGGCTGCGGCGAGCGTTGCGGCTTCGGCCACGCACTCGCACGAGATCGACACGCTCGGTTTCAAGTATGCGGCCATTGATGTGGTGTTCTCGCCGTTCACGGCGGCCACCTCGGCGTACGCCAGCGTGCTGAAGGTGCAGGAGTCGGACGCTAGCGGCTCCGGCCAGGCGGACATCAGCGGCCTCTCGGTGACGGCTGGTGCTGGTTCCACGACCGGCGCAGTTGTCGGTGCGGTGGCTCGGTTCAACATCGACCTGCGTGGCCGCAAGCGGTACCTGACGGTGGTGACGAGCCCCGGCAACACGGTGGCAGTTGTCACCAATGCCCGGCTCAGCAAGGCCGAATCGTTCTCGACCGATGCCACCACGGCTGGCGTGAACAACTACGCCAGCCTCTGACGCTGGACACGCATAGTAAAACGCCCAAGAGCGGGCGGCTGGGTTCGCCCGGCCGCCCGTTTGGCGTTTACCAAGGAGCACTCGTGAAGTTTCGCGTAGGCAACATCGAGCACGATCTGCGAGTCGAAGCGGCGTTCTCTGTGCCCCGCTTGGGCTTTCAAGACAACTTCTTCTGCACGATGCAGAGCCTGCTGCCGCTGAACATTCGCCCTACCAAGTTCACGGGTGCATTCTGGGAACAGTGCCTAGATCGTGTCCTGCTGGACATGATTGAACGGACTGACTGGGTTCTAGTTGTCGATTTCGACAGCGTGTACGAGGCCGACACCATTCAACGGCTGATGACGGCGGCGCTGATCAGCGGGTACGACGCTGTGGCCCCGCTGCAGACGAAGCGTGACGAGGGCGTGCCCATGTTCACGCCCGAGGGCCACGACGGCACCATTGGCACGGTGCAGCTGCCTAACGCATGGTTTGAGGCGGTGATTCAGCCCGTCGAAACTGCCCACTTTGGCTGCACGCTCATTCGCTCGTCAGCACTCAAGCGGACCCCCACTCCGTGGTTTCTTGGCACTCCACGTCCTGATGGGCATTGGGGTGATGCGCCGCCGGGTGAGGTTTCAAGGCGCGACCCAGACATTCACTTCTGGGCGCAGTTTAAGGCCGCCGGCAACACACTTGGCATTGCCCCGCAGGTGGCCATTGGCCACGCGGAACTCAAGTTCACTTGGCCGGGCCGGGATCTCAAACCCGTCTACCAGAGCCCCAGCGACTACTGGAACAAGGGTGGCCGCAGGCCGCCCGAGGCGTGGGGCAGCATTGAACACGGGGAGATGAACGCATGAGAGATGACCAATCCCGTATCCGTTTCGTTCGGCCCTACCAAGCGTACAGACGCGGTGACGTGATCGTGATGGACAGGGGGCCAGCCAAGAGCCTTGTGCTGCATGGCTACGCCGTCAATCACGTCGAGGAGCAGCCCCTGCTCGAGGTGGCGGCCGTTGAGCGCCGCGACGTGGAAACCGCAGACGCACCGCGCAGGAGAAAGCGCCGATGAGATACCGCAGCCTAGTACGCTACGAGCAAGGTGCAGAGCCGGTAACAACGGCAGAGGCAAAACTGCACGTACGCATCGACAACTCCGATGATGACGATCTGATCAGTGCCCTGATTACGACAGCACGCAAATGGGCAGAGGACTACTGCGACCGCACTTTCGTTGTGTCGAAGTACACCATGCTGCTGGACTCGTTTTACGGATCCGTGGGCTCGCCGGTGCAGTTTGGGCTCAAGGCCGACGGGAACAACATTGAAGGCCGCCAGGGCACGCTGC